CGATCAAGGATGACCTCCTGAGTGCTTGCCTGCAACTGGCAGACAACCCAGTTATGACAGAGAAAGAGATTGACTTTCGCCGTGGTGCCATCTCGGCAGCCAGGAACTTTGTCAACGTACTCGACCTTCTGATCGCAAGAACAGAGAGCGAGGTACTTATCGCCTCCGCTGAAAAGCAGACGCACTTTAACCTCAACGCCACGGCTTTTTAAGGAACCATCATGGCCCTCGACAATCAAGAACTCATCGCACAGATCGCAGCACAGAAGCTCGGCCCAGCACAAGGCCAGGCACCAGCCCAGATGGCCCCACCACAGGGACAGGCACCACAAGCGCCAGCAGCTCCCACAGCACCGCCAAAGGCAGACCCAGCTCCAACAAACATGGAGAAGGCGCAGTCCAAGATTGCACCAACTGACCCGCAGCAGCAGCCTGCCAAGGCAGAGGTACAGTTCATCAAGCTGGGTGAGAAGGAGTACACCGACAGCCAGCTTCAGGGCATGATGGGTCGCTACAAAGACCTGAACTACAAGCATGCACAGAACAAGCCAGTGATGGACGTGATTGAACAGATCATCACCTCGGCCAAGAACTCTGGCTATGACGCCAAGCCAGATGAGGTGGCTGGTCTGGTTGAAGCATCCATGCGTGCCTACCTAAAGAACCCTCAGATGGGTCAGCAGAAGTCCAAGGACTCTGAGTCCAAGCAGCAGGCTAAGCAGCCCATGTCCAGTGATGGAGATGAGGTGGAGACAGACAATGACCCTGATGGCATGTACGAGCAGTGGGAGAAGGAGAACGCAGTCAAGCTGCCTCCTGGCTTCCGTGAGACCGCCAAGTCCTCCAAGGAGATGGGCAAGAAGCTGGATGACATGATGGCTATGTTCCAGCAAGTCATCCAGGGCGGCCTGGATGGCGGCCAAGCCAAGCAGGAAGCCGGTCAACAGGTGCAGCAGGCACAGACCATGCAAGCTGATGCAGCCAACAAGATGATCTCCAACAACCTGAACCAGTCGTTCCAGCAGGCTGGCATTGGCACCGACCCTCAGACACGCAGTGACTTCCGAATGTTCGCTGCCCAGCGTGGCTACGACTTCCCTGACTTCATGGACGCTGGATTGACAGCTACCGTGGTGGCTGACTACAAGGCCAACAAGGATGCACCAGAAGTGCAGCGGCTGCGTGAGATCGCCCAGAAGCGCCAAGCCTTCACTGGCATGGTTGAAGGCGCTCCTGGGGCCGCTGGAGGCTCACCCAAGGCACCGGCTGACCCAATGCTGGCATCCATGATTGGTACAGCCATGAAGAACAGAAACATGTAGGTTGGTGTGTTGTGTCCTTTAGCCCTCTTCGGAGGGCTTTTTTTATTGTTGCGTTTGTGGCATACTTACGCAATGCCTGCAACGTGCGCTACGGCTTTACATGGGATGGGCAACTGGTGAACAAGCGTAGCTGATGCTGAAGCAAAGCGAAGCGAGTGACCGAACAACCTTGAACGTAAACCTTGTAAGGAGACTCACATGTCTGCTATTGCTGGATTGCGCGGTACAGGTCAATTTGGACTTGACTACCGCCCAACAAACTACCGCGAGCTTTTCACGCTGATTGAGCCTAACGGCACAGCCCCCTTGAATGCTCTTTTGTCCATGGCTCAGTCTGAGTCTACGGATGACCCTAAGTTCAACCACTTCCGTGATGAACTCCCTGGCCGTGTCCTGGTATCCAATGCCATTGACACCAACGTGGCAACCACATTGACGGTGACCAACATCACTGACAATGCTTTTGCAGTCACCAACACCCTGTTGATGAACACTCGCACCAATGAAATTGTCCGTGCGACAGCTTCTGGTTCGACCACTACTATCGTCGTTGCTCGTGCTGCCGCTGGCTCTACGGCTGCTGCTACGGTGGTTGGTGACAAGTGGGTCATCATTGGCTCAGTTGACTCTGAAGGTTCTGGCAAGCCCACTGCTGTGTCGTTTGATCCGACAACGGATTACAACTACACGCAGATTTTCAAGACTGGCGTTGCACTGACGAACACTCAGAAGGCTACCTATCTGCGTACCGGCGACAAAGAGCAGGAGATGATCACCAAGGCACTGAAACTGCACATGGCTGACATCGAGCGTTCTATGTTCTGGGGTCGTCGCTTTGAGGAGAACGGTACTTCCGCTCAACCTCGTCGTTACACAGGTGGCTTGTTCAACATGATCACCAATGTGGCATCTTTGCTTGGGGTGGCAAACAGAAGCTGGCTATCTGCGGCCCTCGGGTTATCTCGAACCTGCAGAAGATCGCCAAGTCTCGCTGGCAGCCCACGCAAGTGGCAGGCACCTACGGTGTCACCATGAGCGGATACAGCACCTTTGCAGGTGACTTGAACGTCATCATGCACCCCATGTTCCGTCAGATTCCTGGCTTTGACAGCACCATGATCGTGCTTGATTTGCCTTACCTGAAGTATCGGTACATGGAAGGTCGTGATACCAACCTCAAGCGTGATGTCCAGTCGCCTGACTCGGATGGCACAGAGCACTACTACCTCACTGAGTGCGGTCTGGAGTTGCTGCAAGGCCGGCCACACACCATCATCAAGAACTGGCAAGCAGCCTGATCTTGAGTAGATGAGCATGCAGGCGGCGTCGAGAGATCACGCCGCCTGTTTTTCTTCATAGCTACAAAGGAACATCATGACAACAGAGAACACCCAAGAAGTGACTGAACAAGCGACTGAACAAGTCGCTGCGCCAGCTTCACAAACCAAAGCCAGGCGCAAGCTACGCACTGTAGCTCCATCGTCTGGATTTAAGGCTTACCAAAGTGCAGAGAAGCACACCTACCCGTTTGAGATGCTTATTCGAGGAGAGGTGATTACAGGACAATGGATCAAGGAAGACGGATTTGTGGAGTTCCTTGTGCCAGACCATCTCGTTGAGGCGTTTGAAATGCACCACCACTTCGTTACCGGCAACCTCGTGGCTGCTGACTGATCATGGCTACCTCCACATCTCCGCAGATCGTAGACGAAAGCACTCCACTGGACGTGCTCACCCTCCGTGCTCTACGGAGGTATGGAGAGATGTCTCCATCCACCATGGATGCAGAGACGATGCTCATGTTCATGGACTACGCCAACTCAGTCATTGATGATCTCATGGAGCATCCATACTGGACAAAGGGCGTGTCCGTACCCTATTTCACTCATACCACCCAGACCAGGCCCGTGCCTGACACGGTTCTGCTGGCTGGTTTGATCTCCAAGTACGCCATTGACCAGGACTCCAAGAAGGCCAATGTCTACAACACCGACTACCTCAAACGCCTGAACCAAGTCATGGCCAGAACCAAGTTCGGTGTCGGTGCTGAGTTCAGCATGCAGGCTGTGGATAACGGAACCACTGATGGCGGTGTCTCTTGAAGACCAAAATCTCCACACCGTTCAAGCCACAGCTCTACACCAGCTTTGCTGGCCTGAACACGTCTCGCTCTGATGTCTCTATGGAGCGTCCTGAGTCGCAGCCATTCGTTGAGCTTGACAACCTGTACTGCGCCAACACCGGCTACCTGACCAACGAGCCTCCGCTAACTACAGTCCAGGACATCACAGGCAATGTCACACATATCCGACTACTTAGCTCGGACAATAACGTGGCAACCTATGCCACAGACTCAGACGTTGGCGTCTCTCTAAAGACCATGGGCAAGTCCATCAAGGTGGACAACATCTGGCCCAAGCACTCAGTCGTCTCCTCCACGCTGTTCAATGGTAAGGTGATCCTTGCTGCTGGAGCTGACTCCATGTACTCATTTGATGGCTTTGAGTACGTCAAACTGACCTCGGAGTCCATCACAGGTGGCCGCTACGTGGTGCAGATTCAAGACCGTCTGGTGGTGGCTGGCTTTGACTCCAACCCCAATGAGCTGGTGCTGTCTCGCGTCTCAGACGAGACCATCTACCCCAAGGACGAGGATGTCACAGAGGTGTCTCTGCTCAAGGCAGCTCGATTCAATGTCCAGAACATGATCGGCAACGGTGACCGCATCCGTGGCATCGCATCCTTTGAGAACAACAAGTTTGCCGTGTTCACCGGAGACAGGGTTCTGGTCTACCTGGCTGACCAGGACTTCAACAACTGGACTCTGGACACCCGGCTGGTGGTTCGCTACGGCACCATCTCCCACAACAGCATCGTCTCTGTGGGCGATGAGGTGTTCTTTTGCTCCAAGGCAGGCATCCACTCGCTGCGCCGCTCGGCCCTGAACGGCACTACCGTCTACACCAGCCCGCTGTCAGAGGACATCCAGGAGCTGTATCAGAGCTTGCTGAGCATGGTGAGCGACCCTCAGAAGGTCAATGCCCACTTCAACCCAGACGATGGCCGGCTGCACGTCATGTTCCCGGTAAACGCCAACGTCTCCTACCGGCTGAGCGGCATGCTGTCGCCATCCAAGCAAGAGGGTGACACCACCAAGATCAAATGGGCGGTATCCAAGTTCGCCA